GTACGATGGTATGAAGTATACATCCACGCAGCATGAATACGACCCGATTTAAAGTCAATAACTAATTATGATATTCATAGCATCACCTTATTTACACGACGACCCAGAAGTAATGGAGCACAGATACCTGACTGTTGAGCAGTACGTTGCTGAGTGTATTATCCAAGGCGAGTGTGTTATTAGCCCAGTAGTAAATTACCATCACATGTCCGAGCGTTTTAACATGCGTAAGGATTATAAGTTCTGGAAGGAAGTGAACCACGACTTGTTAGAGCGGTCCGATTCAATTAGAGTGTTGATGTTACCTGACTGGAGACAGTCAAAGGGGGTACTTGATGAATTAGCACTTTCTAACTATATTAATATGCCAGTTGAATTTATTGAGTACGAGCTATGCCCATACAATCACCAAATATAAAAATAAATTATGAAAATACTTTGCTTCGATGTAGAAAACCTACCTAACATCGTTAATACTTTTACGCTTTTTAATACTTCGATACCTCACACTAACATCATTGAGAATCAATCTATAATTTCTATCGCATGGAAGTGGGTAGGGCAGAAGAAAGTTTACTGCTCAAGTATCATTGATGACATGACAAGATTTAAACGTAATGTATATGACGACTATGTTCCTGTTAAAAAGTTCCATGAAGTTTTAAACACAGCAGACTCTTTCTGTTTGTGCGGACATAATTCCAGAAACTTTGACTTAAAGAAACTAAACACCGCATTCATTAAACACAAACTAGAGCCGACACAAGAACGGCAGATGATAGACACACTAACTGCGGCCAAGCGTTACTTTCGATTCGACTCTAATCGCCTAGACTATCTTGCACGATTTTTAGAAGTTGGTGAGAAGCTCGACACCGGCGGCATGCAGTTATGGTTAGATATAGTTCAGGCCAAGTATCCGGAGATAGGACACAAGAGAAATGTGAAGTTAGCTGTTGACTCTGTTAAAAAGATGGTCCGCTATAATAAGCACGATGTTGTAATCACTGAGAAGTGTTATGAGAAACTTAAACCATTCATTAACAACCATCCAAATTATGCTTTGTATGGAGATGAACAAATAGTTTGTATCAAGTGTGGCAGCACAGATGTTTATAAAGCAGGCTGGCGTTACATGAAGGCGCATCGCTATCAACGATATGGATGCAAGACATGCAAGTCTAAGTTCGACCCACCTAATAAATTAAGGGAGGCCTACGCAGGAAGTTTCGATGAAAAAAGCTAAGTGGAAGAAGCTGCCTTTTCTTATGATAACGTACAGGGACCATTCGGGGGATGCGTCGTTTGTTTCGGACAAGGACATGGAAGAGGAGTCAGTCTTACTTACTACATGTGGATGGTTAGTGAAGGAGGATGATAACCGCGTGTTCTTAGTTGACACGCAAGGTTCGGATGGTTCGTATGCTGGGCTATCGGAAATTATTTCTAGTTGTATTGTTAAGCGGGTTACGTTGCGGAAAAAATTATAGGGGCCGAAGCCCCTATTGGTTACTTAATAAAAATGATTGGTCGTTTACCTTCTATGGTGTTATGCACAATATTCCAAATATCGTTAAGTTTAAAATACGAGTAGGTGCTATCTGACACTAACACTCTGTAAAGACTTTTATCAGGGTGTTTTTCCAGAATAGCCTCAACTGATATTTGAGTTTTGTTTGAGTCTTTGCGTACAGGCTCATCACCCTGTACATAAGCTACGCAAACTGTCTTACCGACAAACGTACCCATTTTTAATTCAATGAAGGTGGGGTCTTCGGTCATTACGATTTCGCCCTTTTTAGTCACTAAGTTAAAAGGTATTTCATTTGATTTACTCATCTTACTGCCTCCGTTTATAGGGTTTCTACAAAGTATGTTTTCTTGTCTTTATAAATCCTAGATTTATGTATCCAGTTACTTAGACCGTATCTTATACCAGCCTTCAGTTCGCGGTCAGTGTAGTAAAGCACGCCGCGTATCTTACCGAAAGTATCATGACCCTCGCTAATTACACTGATAACATTTTGTGCTATTTCATGTTTGAAGTTAAGGGTCAATCTACTTTTCTTAGGAACTTCACTTTTCTTAACAGACCTATTTTTATCTATCATTTCATAAAGTAACTCTATAGCTTTTTTCCAAGCTCCGCGGCCCGTCGGGTCGTCAATTTCATATTTGAATTTTGGTTTGAAATTTGGGTTGGCTTTAGCATTACTTTCATATTCATATTCAATAACTGTACCGTCATACATACCATCACAATGTATTACAGCTTTATACTTATTAGTGCCAACAGTTCGTCGCATGTTACCGCCGTATATTGTTGGTCTGTATTTTTTTGTAGTCATAATATTTTCTCCGTTGGTTAATTAAAAATTTACGCTACAGAAAACATTATACAGTATCATACACTGATGTCAATAAATATTTTTTGCAACTGCAAGTAAAAAATGTTATACATCGGTTTTTTAACGTTGATAATTAAAGAAGAGGATTAATAATAATGTGGGAAACTCCAGAGTACACTGATATACGTTTTGGTTTTGAAGTAACAATGTACATTAATAATAAATAGAGTTTTTAAAATGACCACCCCTATTAAAGCAGCTAAGTTATTAAAGGAAGCAAGCAGTAATAGTAGGGGCGTCATATTAGTAAGACCCATTAAAGCTAACTCTGTAGATAGAGAAGCAATTCATGTAATGGGTAAAAAGATTTTTGATGAAAGTAGGTATGCCCATGATAGAAAGTATAATAGAGAAGCGGTAGATGAACTTCTCAATGAATGGGGTAGAGGAAGTAACATATTTTGTTCGATTGCGGAACTCAACGGTAAATGCATTGGAGCAATGGCTGGGTTTATTCAGGAATGTTGGTTTGCCCATGGTAATGTTGCTTATGATTTTTTCTTGTACGTTGAGCCGGAGCACAGGGGGTCCAGTGCTGCCTTGCGACTCATTAGAGCCTATGAGAAATGGGCTAGAATGCAAAATGTACTTGAGGTTACCCTCGGAATCTCTACAGGCATCAACACTGAACAGACTGGTAAATTTTACCAGCGCCTAGGATATAATAAAGTGGGCTCAACTTTTTGTAAGGAGAATTAATTTATATGTGCGACCGTGAAATCTATAAACACGCAGGCGACAAATTAATGGCTCGCGGAGTTATCAGCCGAGTAAAACCACCATCTCCACCTCCGGTACAAATGGGTAAAAGTGCACAAGGCGGAATGGCATCTCAGAAAGTTATGGGAGTGCCTACTAAACAACGAAGCACTTATGTTAAGGGTAGAGGTTTGCTTACAGAAGCTAATCTTACTCAACCAACATTGTTAGGATAAGGAGAATTAATTTATATGTGTCAGAATCCATTTAGCAAACCGAAACCACCACCACCTCCTCCACCTCCTCCAAAGATTCCACCTGCGCCTACGCCAGTGGACCCAGCAGCATTACAAGCTAGAAGGGACCAATCTAAAAGGCAGAAGGCCAGAACAGGTTTGGCTGGAACAATTAGAACAAGTGGACAAGGTCTATTAACAGAAGCTGATAAAACTCAACCTACTTTGCTAGGATAAACATATGGTCTTAATGACAACAGAAAATTTGCCTGATGGGCGAATGCAAGGAAAAAAGAAGCAGGCCTACAAGCGATATAAAAAACTTGAGGACGATAGGAGCTCATGGCGTTCACACTGGATAGAGATAACTGACTATCTCTTACCAAGACGCGGTCGCTATTTAATTGAAAGTCAAAATAGCAGAGGAAGAAAACGCAATAATAAAATTATTGATGGTAGCCCTACTCAGGCTTTAAGGACCATGGCAGCTGGTATGATGTCAGGCATGACGAGTCCGGCGCGTCCTTGGTTTAGGTTCCAGACAAGTGACCCTGACATGATGCGTAACTATCAGATTAAAGAATGGATTCAATCTGCTGAACGTGTTTGTCGGGACATTCTGCATAAAAGTAATTTTTATAATACCGTCTATAATATTTACAGCGAGCTCGGTGCATTTGGCACCGCACCTCTGTATCGACAGAGAAACGCTGAAACGACAATTAGGTTTAGACCATTCACAGCTGGTGAGTATGTCATTGCTGAGAATGATGAAGGTAAGGTTGATACTCTTGGAAGAGAATTTACCATGAGCGTGGCCCAGTTAGTTGAGCGGTTTGTAATTGACCCAGTAACTAAAAAAGAAAAATGGGGTGGAGTTTCTGACCCAA